CTAATGCTTCGCGAGTAACGCAGGCTCCCGTACTCGTTCTTGAGCGGTCGTCTAAAGCTACGCGAGTAACGCAGGCTCCCGTACTCGTTCTTTCGGTGCCTACTTACCCCATTCGGTTAACGCAGGCCCCCGTACTCGCGCCCTATCTTCCTAAGCCGCCGCCACTCCCGCGCGTGTTCGTACCGGATACGCCACTTACGGAAACGATAGAGTTCTACACGGCGATAAATCAATCGTTCTCTGGTAACGAGCAACGTGTACGGTTACGCGATAACCCCCGCGTAACAATGCAACTGCTAATCCCCGTCGAAACTGGCGAGGAACGGCGGGAACTCTATTACTTTATCGAGAAGTATCTTAGATCGCCGGTACTTTACCCGTATTATCAGTATTCGGATATCGTAGCCGCCGCCGCACCGGCTGGCGCTACCCGGCTCGATTTCAATACTAAGTACGTGAATATTGTTGCGGGGGATACGCTAGCGGTATTCGACCCTCAGCTAGAAAACACTTACTATTTGGCAATATCGGGGGTTGATGCGAACGGCGCTGACCTAGCCGAACCGTTGCCGGTCAATGTGGGTAGAAACTGGCGCGTTTCCGGTACGGGAACGTTCATACTCAACCCACTAGCGAATATGGTAATGCATCATCGTCACGGCGTGGTTAACCTCACGCTTATGAGCACTTCACGCAGGCTCGTTTCGCCGAATAACGATACCGTGCTTCCGGCGTATAATGGTGTACCTATAGCGCCGATGCGTCATCTAGCGCCGGCAGACGAGGCGCTTACGTTTGATACTCGCCGACTTGATAATTCAATAGGTAGAGTAGGACTGTATACCGAACAGGTGTTTATGAGAATGGGCGGCCCCCGTGATTACGTTGTGTCGCGAGGCGAGGGGATTAATCTGTTTAATAAATTCCTTGATTATACGGGCGGGATGCATAAGCCGTTCTACATGCCCACATACTTTGATGACCTTGAGCTTGTCGCGCCCCCGACGCCGGGTCAGCGGGTAATTCGCTCGCGCAATATCTACTACGCCGATCTGTGGAAGGGTGGCGCTTGGCGTACACTCAGGATTGATACGGCGGCGGGGATAAAGTATCGTGTGGCTCAAAACGTGGCGCTTGTTTACGACGCTAACGGTAACGCTGTGGCGTGCGATATAACGCTCGATACGGCACTAGGTGGAACATCTAACGATAACACTGTACGCATGATATCGTTTATGCCTCTTTGCCGGTTTAGTGACGATAGGATAACGCTCACACATCACGCAGTCGATACGACCGTATCGACTAACATAGCGGTTGTTATTGCATGACATACGCAGCTAATGATTTGTCGGTGAGCAATGGTGAGCCTGTAGAGTTCTACAGGTTTACGGGGCCGTTCGGTGTATTCCGTTACACGACTAGCCATGACGCTGAAACCTTGAACGGGGAACAATATTTGCCGCTCCCCGGTCTGAGGCGTACCGCTATTGAAACGGGTTCGGTTATCGACACGCTAACCACCAACGATATTAGCGTACCGTGCGACTGTGAGCTAGCGCTACTGTATAACTACGGACTTACGCCGCGCACACTTAATGTCACAGTTTATCGAGCACACAGGGGCGACGATTGGGCTACCGACTATTCGATAGAATGGACAGGGATCGGAACCGGGTATTCCGTTACAAATGACGTTGCGACGATCTCAACCGGATCGGTGTTGCAGGCGCTGCTAAACGGTAACTTGTCGTCAGTGTACTATCAGCGAATATGCAACCATACGCTGTTTGATGCCCGTTGTAAGGCTGTACGGGCCGATTTCACAGTAACGGCGACCGTGACGCACGCAATCGGCCAGCTTATCACAGTAGATAATGACGGGTTCGGTGACGGTAATCTTACTATCGGAACTATAACCCTATTGCGTACCGGCGAGGAACGATCAATCGTCAGTAACGTTTCTGACGTTATCAAGATCGGGTATCAGTTTATCGATATACAGGTGGGCGACACAGTAGAACTTACACAAGGGTGCGACCATCTTAAGCTAGGACATTGCACGACAAGATTTAACAACGTCGCGAATTATGGCGGGTTTGATGACGTTCCGGTCAAAAATCCGTTTGATAGTCTTGTTAATCAGGATAAAATAGTACAAACTGTCGACATTCTTACTAAGAAAGAAATGTGGCAGGAAGGTACAACTATGGTTATTAAGTAGGGGCTATCATGGTTGCTTACCCGTACAAATATCGCCCCATCGTAAATACAACAAAGTCAACCGCGCGCGAACAGACGACCGCGCTTGGTGCGGTAAATCGCGGCCCGGTGCTGTCTATGCCTACCGCGCAAGTCGGCTCACCTGTACCGTTTTTCGTCGGTAAGCAGCGTATCGCGCAACCGAACGTTATCGAGTACAAGAATATTCGAGGCATCGAAGAAACCACTTACGAGACGAAGGAAGTTACGGAAACTATCCGCGAGAAAGAAACTATCGGTTCAATCACGCGGTATATCGATAAGACCGTAACCAAGACCATCACAACAGCGACGACGCGTGTTATCGGCTACCACGTCGATATCGTTATTGCGCTGGCACTTGGCCCTAACGTGCGCCTTAACGGTATCTACTCAGACAATGAGCCTCTTTGGACTGGTGACGTTGGCGACGGCGCGACGGGTACGATTACGGGTGGCGATTTCTTCCTGACGAATACCAGCTTCACGTTTCATAGCGGCAACTTCGACCAATCGCCTTATGTGGGGATAGCCTATATCGTGCTCGAAAACGTGCGCGCCGACAAGGCGTACACGACGCTGCAATTCGATATAACCCGGTTCCCTAACCCATTGGGTTTGACGGCTCCAATCAACCGCCTAAATGACGATATAAACGTCGCGTCGGCTATTGCTGAGGTCATCAACTCATCGTGGGGCGGGATTGGTGCGGATATGTCGGTTATAGACGTACCAAGCTTTACGGCGGCTGCGGCCCGGCTTGCTATCGAAAGCAATTATTGCGCGTTGCTCCTAATGGAAGAAACGCGCGGAACGGATATTCTTAAAATACTGCAACAGCAAGCGCGCGGTATTTTGTATCAGAACGCGCAAACAGGTAAAATCGAGTTCCAGCTTATTCGGGACGATGATATCGATTATACTAAGGCGTTGATGCTCGCCGAACACAATATTATACAGACGCGCAATTTCACTAAGCCCGGCTGGCAAGAAACAGTTAGCCAGTTGAGGTTGACGTTTACCGACCGCAATTCACAGTACGCGGAAACTCCCGTATTCCTGCAAAACCCCGCTAACGCCAATTATAACGGAAGGGGTAAGCGTACGGCTACGGCGGATTATCCTACGGTCATGAACGGTAATCTTGCGGCTAAGCTAGGTGCCCGCGACTTGTCGTTAATGAGCACGCCGTATTTTGGGCTTGAAGTCACAGCCAATCGACAGGCCGCGAGCCTTAAGCCGGGGCAAGTGGTTTTCGTTACCCGTAAGCAGTACAAGCTTTACGGCGTTCCTATGCTTGTGCGTAAGGTGCGTAAACAGCCGTTGACAGATAACAGCGTTACGCTACAGCTTGAGCAATACCGGATGCCGTCTAGCGATGATATTTACGTCGCGCCCGTCGCTCCCGGTCCCGGCGTAACCGAACCTGTGCCCACAAAGCCGCTTGCCGTGCGTTTCATCACCGCGCCGTACTATATTGCTCGCCGGGCCGTGACGGGGCTAAACACGCTTACGACTGATTACGGCGTGTATCCTATGATACTCCCGACGCCGGCTAATGTGTTCCAAACATCGTTTGCGACGTACATTACTAACGTCCCCGGTACACCTTCCCCGGTGCAAACCAATCTTGAAGCTAAGTATACAAACACGGGGCAGCTAACCGCACCTATCGCACGGGCTGACGGCTTTACCACCGGGGTTATAGCCTCGCTCGTCATTGACGGCGTGACGATATCGAACATTATCGATACTTATATCGCTTCTGGACCTAACACCACGAAGATGCGCGAGGGGGCTATTCTCCTTGCTGTCAATAATGAGATAATGACGTTTCAGGGGGCTTCCAAGACCGGCCCCACGCAGTACACCCTTACGAACGTGCGGCGGGCCATCCTTGACACAGTGGCCGGTGATCACGCGGCAAACGACCCGGTGTACCTGTTCACAGCGGACGCAGGGAACCTCCCCGCGCGTCAGTTCGCATTCCCGCCCGCCTACACCCCGAATTGGCGCATTGTCTCGAACACAGCCACGCGGTACGGGGACGTGTCCGACGCGCTGGCGTCGAATGCTTGGACACCGACGCACAACCGCACCCTTGCCCCCCTGCGGCCCCATGGGGCGGCTGTGGACGGCGTGCGCAACCTGACAGGCTCCCTTGAACGCGGGGCCGGCACTGACATTACTGTGACGTGGCGCACGCGGAACCGGGGCAACACCGATATCGTGTTTCAAGCCGACGCTGCCGAGGAAGGTGAGATAGACGCACTTGATGCTTATCAGATACACCGCGTTATGATACGGGATAGCGGCGGGACTGTGCACGACTGCGGCGCGACGGCGAACGATCAAACGTACAACTCGCTGACTGTGACTATCCCGATAGGTGCCGCTCTTGGTTTGGCTTATTTGTGGGTACGTTCTGAAACCGTCAACGGTCAATCGTTCTATAATGACGAGATAACGCTTACCATACTTCCGGCACTGGCAATAGCTACGGAAGATGATGCAGCATTTATCATAAACGAAGCGGGTAACCGCTATCTCATTTCGGAGTAATCACGATGGCCCTTACGCCTCAAAAAGTATCGGCAATGCCTGCGGCCACTCAACCGATATCCCCGGAAGAATTACTATATCTAGTTCAAGCGGGGAACTCGCGTAACGCTAAGATCAAAGATATGATCTTTGGGGCCGGTGTCGTCGGGTCTTGGACACCGACAGTTGGCGGCGCGACTACTGACCCGACATTAACGTATACGCAGCAAGTAGGTAATTACGTCAAATTAGGGCGTTATGTATTTGCACAGTTTCGTATAGATGCAAACATAACAGACGTGGGAGCGGGCGGGTTGATTGTTCGGGGGTTACCCTTTGTGCCGTCATACTCGTTGATATCTGTAGACGTTGGCCTGCAAACGCTACTAACATCTGATGGTGTTATTGGCGACATATCGGGCAGTAACGTCCGAATACTCAACCTAAACGGTACTGTGGCATCTACCGCAATACTAAAACTTGGTGCAGGTATTTTGTCTGCATCATCTGTGTATGTAACTAATACGAACTGAGGTAGAGCTATGAACATCACACTTTACATTGATCCTCGCGGCCCTATCACAGTTCGTGATGATGACGGCATTACGTCAATGTACGCCCCCGGCGAATGGGTAGGCGGTGAATGGGTAGATACAGTTATCGCCGACCTCCCGAAATGCGCACGCAAGGCGGCTCGGGAACTGTGGAAGCCTGATGTTGTTTCCGAATGGCGCGATCTTACGCAGATGCCCGAGCCGAGTACGGCGGATATTGTGGAAGAATATCGGCAGGCAGTGCAAGGGCACGTTGATGCGATCGCAAAAACTCGACGCTACGATAACGGGTATGCGCTGGCGTCATACACCGCAAGCACTAACCCCGTATGGGCTGCTGAGGCTCAAGCTTTCGTTGCGTGGCGTGATGCTGTGTGGGCACACGCGTACACCGAACTGGATAAGGTGACAAGCGGTCAACGCGAACAGCCGGGAGTTGCCGAGTTTATCGGCGAACTCCCCGTGATTACGTGGCCGGGGTAGATGCCGCCGTCAAGCGCGGTCGCCTCGACTAGAAGTTTGGCGCGCCGTGCAATTTCACTATCTGGCAACTTAACAGCGATAGCATCGCGCAAATATCTCAACGCCTTGTCAAGTTCGCTCATATCCATAACTCCTATTAGGTGCGGCGCATTAACGCGCCGCAAGTGATTTACCGATCAACAATGCTTTGTCCATTTCCGCGCGGTATTTGGCGTCGTTATCGTAACGCCATTCACGTACTATTTGCAGGGCCTTGACCAATTCATCTTTAGTGAACTCGCCAGCGCGTACACCAGCAAAATGGCGAGACGTAATTTCTTTTGCGCGTTCGATGTTCATTTCCGTAACTCCCTTGTTTATAAGGGAGTTATCTCATAGTCGTTATTGAGTGTCAATAGCCTAATTTGTTATACTACCGATTTGACTTTACCCCATGACGGGCCATCTTCCTCGTCAACCTTAAGCGGAATGCGTAGCTTGACGCAGTTAGTCATAAGGTGCGCGACGTAATCAAGAGCCTGCCGCATTATCGGATCATTGTGCGGGATACTGAAATTGATTTCATCATGAACGGTTACGCGGGGTACGCCGGTCACGTTGAATACGCCCGAACGATAGCAATCAAGCATACCCTGTTTCATCACGTCCGGTTCGCTACCCTGAAATTTATAGTTCACGCCGCGATACTCGTAAGCTCGCCTGAGTGGTGCACCATACGCGCGCAACGCTGCGTGATACGGTAACGGGTCGTAGTATTCACCCTTCTGGCGAATAGCCGGTTCAAACAGGTGAAAGCGAATACGACGCCCTAGTATCGTGGTCACGTACCCGAATTGTTGTACCTCTTGGCCGATAGCTTTCATCGTCGGTTTGACGTACGGTGCGCCGTCAAAATACGCCTTAAAGAACGCCTTTACTTGGTCATCGGTAAAGCCATCACCAAAGTACGACGCGGTTTTAAACCCTAGCGCCTTTTCACTCTGACCATATAATAGCCCGAAATTGACGTTCTTAATCGGTCGTCGGCGGAAGTCCATCGCCTCTTTATCGCTCGCGTCCCATCCCATGAACGGGCACACGTTATAGTACACGCGATTGTGATAATCAGTCGCCGGATTATCGATGTAATCTTGTCTAAGTTCATCACTTCCGGGGCCAACAGCGAAGTGCGCCAGTAGTCGATAATGAATTTGCGACTGGTCAAACTTAGTCCACCTGTGGTGCCCCTCATCATGTACGAAACACTCACGAACGCGCTTACCAAGTTTCGTCCGCGCCGGGATATTCTGCAAGTTCGGGTCCGACGACGAGAAGCGCCCGACGAGTGTACCGTTTTCGTCGCCCTTAAGCTGGTGAAATTGTGGGTACAGTTTACCGTTAACGCTCTTATCGATGACGTATCCTTTAAGGAACGTACCGACAATCTTTTCGTGTTCGCGTATGTCGTTAACGAGCCGGCCTAGTGGATGGTCAAGACCTGCTAACCACTCCTTACGCATTTCGGCGTTACCGGCTGCGGTATTGTTGTAACGTATGCCCACATGATCGAACAGCGCCGCGAGTTGCGCATTCGATGACGACATGAGGTTAAAGCCGTACTCAGCGTAAATACGTTCGTACAGCTTTCGGGTATCGGCTTCGATCTCATCAATCATCCGGTACGCCATATCAACGTCAACGCTGATACCGGCTAATCTCATTTCGATCATGAGCGGGATTAGATCGCACTCAAGCCGATAGACGTAATCAAGCTGTTCTGAATTGAGTATGGGAACTTGCTTTTCCCATATATCGAGGGGCAAGAAAGCATCGCTTATCGCGTACGATGCCGCGAGCCGTGCGGGCGATCTGTAAATATCGCCGCGCCAGTGTGTCGGCTTAGTGTCGGGGTACGCCAGTTGCACCCAATTGCGCAATAGGCCGCTGTCTTTACCCTCGCCAAGATACTTTTGTCCTAACGCCTCAAGGGCTACCGTCGCCTCACTATCAATAAGCGCCTCGCCGAACTGTACATCTTCCAACGGGCCGCTAACGCGCACACCCTCGCAAGCGAGATTACCGATATCGTAAGTGATATTGGCCCCCACTTTACGAATATGGGGCGTGTCCATAACTCTATTAAGCCATGGGAAAAACTGTTCGGGGTTGAGGTTGATATGCGGTTCAATCTCATGCCGCACCGGGAAGTACCACGCGCCCCGGTTGCCCTGACGGTCTACGGCCCCGAGCGACACACCGACCACATGCGCCTTGCCTCGCGCCCATCCCGGACCCTCGGTGTTTAGGGTGGTATCCTTGGTTTCGCAGTCAAAACTTATCATGACCGCGTTATCAAGGTTCGGGGGGCTTTCTGGTAGCGTCCACCCAGTATCAGGTATTGGGGGCGCAAGGTGTATCCTCGCGCCCCGTTTCTTGGTTAGTTCATCGTCGCCAAAGAATGTCATTACGCCCTTATCTTACTTATCGCCCCGCGTACGCCGTCACCGATAAACGCTATCAATCGTTCATTACCGTTGAAATTGAACGCCGGGTTAAATTCTTCGATAGCTAGGAACTGTTTATAGTTGACGATTACGTCAGTAGCGTCAAGCCCCTTTACCTTGTACGTCGCTGACGGTTCGGCATCCCCCGAGGTTGTAGCCAGCAACTCGTTATCGAGATGTACGCGCTGTTCGTGTGCGAATGGGGCGATTGATCGAATACCCTCCCAAAAGTCTTTAGGAACGGCGTCGCACTTGAGCGCGTCAATTTCGCTCAAGATGCCGTTAACGCTACGGGTAGGCCACGGCTCGCTATACAATTGCGTCTTTAGCCATGTGTTGTCATCGAACCAAACAGTTAGGCTTGTATCTGAGTAGCCGAACCTCGTTATGTCCTTTTTGATCTTGACCAGTGCGTCAACGAATGTTTTCGGCACAATCAAATCAGGCATACCGACGCCGTGCCACGCCTGTACGATAACGAGACTGTTTGTCCCTATGCATGAACCGTTCGTACAGTACACCGAAGCGCCGATTACCGTTTGCGCCCCTTCCCGAGTGAATACCGACGCCCTTGCAATCGCGTCGCGGAAATTGTTATTCAGCGGCCACGACGCCGGGTCAGGCGTAATCGTAACCAGATTTTCCGGCATGATTGTGGGCACGACCGCACGGAACTTAGATGTACGCACAGTTACGGCGTTATTTTCAAATGCGATTGACGACACATCGTTAGCGCGTTCGATGGCGTGTATGAGCCTGTACGTATTCGGGCACACGTACGGAAGTTCAATATCATCTTCGGTTAGCTGTATCCCGCACGCCAATATACCATCATACGCGATAATGAATTTACCAAACATACGACAGTGTGTTTGGTATAGCGCCCCATCCTCGCGCTGCGCTAGCTTGATAAAGTTGAGTGCCCCGAGTAGGGGCAACTCTGTTTTCGTCTTGGTTTTACGCGGGGCCATAACGCAAATTCCTTATCGTCCACTGTACTATGCCGGCCTGATAGATCGCGTCATCAAGCGCGCTGTGGTACACGCCATTACGCACAGGTTCGACGGCTGGCATGGCGGGCGCTGGCGCAATCCACGGGGCGTTACGCACAAGCTTTGATACATGGCGTAACGCGCGTACGTCAACTTCTTGCCGATGCGACCACGGAACGATTATCCCGAATACCTTAGCTGCGTGCTTGATCTTGCCAAGATCGAAAGCCGGGGGCATTGCCCACACGCCGTCATTGTCCGACGCGTGTACCTCAATGAAACTGAATAGTTCGGTGAGCGCGTCGGGCAGTAACTTGCGGTCAAGGTTCATCTGCGAGGTCATCGCTTCCGGTGACTGGGTACGCCACCAGTCAACCGTACCTTGTTCGATGTTGCGCCCGTCCATAAGCTGAGAGAATATATCAATCCCCCTATGAAACGTGCGCGCGCTACCGGGTGAGGTACGCGGGGCCGCACCCGCCGCACCCGGTAGCGTGTACAGGTCATCGGCGTACGGGTTAAACGCTACCGCGCCGATAGATAGGATTACGGCGTCGTCGCCGATACCCAGTGTTTCAGTGTCAATCATTATATCCATTGGTTACCCTTTCTCAGAACGGAATTATATCGTCGTGATATTCGCACCCCATTGCGATAATGCGCGCTGGTGGGCGTTTACCGACCATGCGGCATATCTCGTTAGGTTCGTCAAAGTGTTCGCAGTTAAGACAGGTTTTCGTTTGACGGTCAAGATACTCACTTACGACTGTGCCTATCTCGCGGGCCATACCTTTAATGTCAAACTGACGGCGCGTTGTTACGATGCTCACCACTCAACCCCTAATATCTGAGGGTGTTTCCGGTTCACCCACACCCTTACACGTTGCGGTATGCGTAATTCGTGCTGACGGCGAATAACCTCGTCTACAGTATCGGGAATATCCTCGCTGGCGCTACGTGCGCGCCACCATTCATGATAGATATGTTTCCCCTTTGGGTTCTGTACCGGCACGTATTCGATGTACTGCGATAGCCCGCTTATGTAGCTAACCGCCAATGTCGGTAGACCTGACGATTTAGACACATGCTTGTATATGAGTACTTGATTTACCGGGAACGTTTCGACCACAGGCAAATCGTTCTTCATTATCGGGGTTTCGTCGGCTTCCCGGATTATCTTGGTTTTGAACTCAAATTCTTCATCACACCCAATACAGAACCGGAATGACGGATGATTATATGTTCCGCAATGTTCACATATTTTTACGGGCGCGTCCCCGCCCCCCTCACCTTTACGCTTAGGTACGTACGGATCATTGATCGGACCGTTACGGCGGGTGTTGCCGCCAAAGTCCATATACAGGCAGTTTTCCTTATACGGCGGGAATACACGCATTCCGCGCCCGGCTTTCTGGACATGCTTTGGCACACTTAATGTGGGCTGTAGATCAATGATGTAATCAAGCGGCGGGTGATCGTACCCCGTGGTGAATATGTTATTGCCGACGAGACAACGTAACTCCCCGCGCTTGTGCGCTTCGATGCGCTTACGCCTGTCATCTGCCGTAGTCTTGTTGTGTACGTACGATGCCGGAATACCCATCTGGTTGAGCATCGCGGATATGTTTTCCGTGTGTTCGATCCCGCTGGCGAAAGCAAGCCACGATTGCCGGTTATACCCGTAGTGCAGCGCCTCAGTGAGCGCCGCACGGGTCACAGCCTCGCGATTAGCTTCTTTTTGTAGCTGTGCTTGATTATAATCGCCCGTGGAACTTCTACCCACGTTTGATACGTCGATTTCGGTATCCGTCCGCTTAGGGATAAGTGGCGATAGGTAGCCTTCGGCGATCAACCGGGCGAAACCTTCCATCGTCGTAAGATCGTAACAAACATCTGTGAATATCCGGCCTTCATGTTCTGATGTGATATAGCCGATACCCATACGATATATCGTCGCCGACAGCCCGACAACCTTAAGGTATGGGTTGATCTTTCTCAGTCCATAACCGGGGATAAACTTACCGTTCTCGTCAAAGCGATCTGGTTGACCTATCAGCCTTTGATAGTTCGTACCGTCGCCGGGGGCGACAAGGTGCGCCTCATCAACGATGAGTATGTCGCGGTGCCCGAATGCCTCAACACACTTGACCATTGATTGCACGCCCCCGAAGATAATCGGTTGCATGTAGTCTCGGGACTTAAGGCCGGCGCTATACACCCCGTACGGGGCGTGCGGCCACATTTCGGCGAACTTGTTAGCGTTCTGTTCGATTAGCTCTTGTACGTGCGTCGCTACGATAAACCGTTGGTTAGGATAGTAGTGTAGCGCGGATTTGATGAAACCCCCGATAACGTGCGTCTTACCGCTTCCCGTTGGCATAGCGATAAGCGGGTTCCCTTGGTTCCCCGAGCCGAAATAGTTATATATGGACTGGATAGCTTCCCGCCCGTACCAACGTTGCCCGGCAAATATGTCAAATCCAGTGTTCATCGTACGGGAACAAGGCTTCTTTCGTTATTCTGACGGCGGGCGTACATTCGCGCGCGGCACGTTTGGCACGTCGCCCCAATGTGGGTATCTGACGGGAGCACGGCGGTAAACTTCCCGAGCACCGATGACGTGTATTCACGGTCGCGGGTGTGTCTGCCTGTAAGCCCACACAAAGTGATAATGCGCCCGTCATCGCGCTTCGATATCATGTGGATTATTTTACGGGGTTGTGCTGTGGACATGCCTTAAGTACCGCCTCTTTGTTAGGTATGACCGCGCCCCACCTTTCGCATGCGAACTTACCGTTTTCGGCGGGTACGCAATGCAGGCACGATCTACAGTTGATAGCTACCGGCTGATTATGGTGGCACACGCCAGCCATATCACAAAACTTGCACTTAAAGAATGCGGGGCTTTCAGCGATACGCGCGGGGCGTGTCTTGCTGTGCATTATCGTTTTGGCTTTATCGAGCAACAAAGCCACCTGAGTATCATCACGCGGAATGATTATCGGTTTGAAATCCTCGTCATTACGGCTTGCCGGTATGAACATGCACGCGGGAAGATCGCGGTAGTACATATACGTACATACCTGACTATAATACTTAATATCCGCCTCAATTAGCGCTTTCGTCGTCAGGCCCGCAAACCGCTTGTAGTTAACATATTTAAACTCAAGCAGGATTTCAATTCCATTGGTTAGCGTAGGGTGCGAGGCGATGCCGTCAAGCTCCCCGTATAGATGCCCGTTAAGATCGGATACCGCGTATTGACGCCCTGTTTCAGGGTCGATATCGCGCACAGTCCACCCGGTGCCGCGTAGCCACGCGATTACGTCCGCTTCATTCTTATCCCCGCGCGAATTGTACCGCGCCATACGCCCATCAGCCGGCTTAGGCTCAACAGCCCACCGCCATTTATACCATAATTCGGCGACGCATTCGTCGCCAAGCCCTGACGGGGATATTCTGGTTGAGTATCGATTGGGGCGATTGTCGCTAAACCATTGATTGATGTTGTCCCGCGTCTCACGCTCGATACGTTCGCGTACGCCTAAATCTTTGAAATCCACAATCACCACCTATAATAAAACGGGACCGCGCCAAGGGTATAACGCGGCCCCGCTTACCACACTGAATTAGAGCTAGACGACTAACCCAATGCGATTACTGGCCGTTGTTATTGGCCCATGTCGGCGCGCCCTGTGGTGCCCCGAAGTTCTGTTGCTGGTTCTGCGGGGGCTGTCCCTGCGGCGGTCCCCACGCGGGCATACCACCGCCCTGTGCCGGCATTCCGCCCTGTGCCGGCATACCACCGCCCTGCGGCGGCATCTGCTGTTGCACGTTGCCCTGCGGGTTCTGCTGCTGCTGTGGCGCACCGCCCCACCCACCTTGACCCTGCGGGGGCTGTCCCTGCGGCGGCTGCTGCGTCTGCTGTGGGGGAACCTGCGGCGAGGTCTGCGGCGCACCGCCCTGCGGGCCGCTCGCGGCCTGTCCGGGCTTGTTGCCGTTCACGTCGCGAATGCCGTTCCGGGCAAGCTGCGTGAACTGGGTAGCGTTACCCTCCTTGTCCTTCTGTTGTTCGGACACAAGCCGAAAGGGCTTGTTGAACAGTTCGGCGGTATTGCCGATCCGCCCCGGCAAGCCGAGCACATGACCAAGCGCCGATAGTTCCTGATATGCCGCCGCCACCGCTTTCGGTTCGGGGTTATTGGTGTTGAAGCGCAAGGTGAACTCAACACCCGCAACCGGACCCTCCTGCCCGACGCCAGCAAGTTCAAGGTAGTGGCCGTTACCGGCTTTCGTTGGCTTGAAGCCGTTATCCTTATTCAGGATGACAAGCCAGCCCTTATCATCCGATACCGGAAGGAACGAACCGCCTTCAAACAGCGGGTTGATTTGGGAGAAGTCGAAATTCAAGTCTGTCACTGTGGGTACTCCTTTAGTCCCGATTGAACAAGTCTATCCCGCGTGACTTATAGATGGCGTCAGCGAGATAATTCCAGCCGCCTTGCGGCGGAATGGCTATTTCCCCGGATATACCGTACCGATTACCGGCAACATACCCCGGTGTACGATCAACGCCAAGCACGCGACCGCGATTGGTGGACACGGCACGCGACAACTTTTGGTTATCGTTAACGATGACGTGCACAGGTTCGTACAGAAAGCCGATCATATCGGCCCACTGCGTTATCATTTCGCGCTTACCATAGGTTTTCGCGTTTTTCGGTGAGTGCAAAAGGATATCCCACGTATCGTACTCGCCATGAGCCGGGTCATTAACCCGGGACGCGAATACGTGACACGTAATCACACTATTGATACCGTACTGGAATGCCAGCGTATCGCAATACGATAGGAACGTACCGAATAGCTCGTTAGCGCGCAAGTACGCTTTACCGTATCCACCAAGCGCGCTTTCCATAGTGACGCCCTTACCGTTATTCTTCTGGTAATTCGGGTCACTCTTGAGTACGTAATTGTGGATTAGGATTTCAAGCGCCGTCGCTGTATCCCATACAATAGTTTGATAAGGTAGCGCACGATTGCGCGCCGTTGCAATAAGTTCCTCGCAAAGCTGAAATACCTGTTCGAGGGTATCGAGCTTGTGCGGTAACTTCGATGTTGCAACCGCACCGAAGCCGAGTTCCAACGGTACAAGCAAGCTACGGGGGGAGTTAGCGGCAAGCGTCGTCTTACCGACCTTTTCAGTCCCCGCGATAACAATTCGCTGCCCCGCGTTGATAGGCCCGGTGGTGACATGGTTGAGCATCGACATTATGCGCATACCTGCTTAATCATTGGGGCGATATACTCGCCCGTTTTGCAGTCAGGGAACGCGTATTTAGTTACAACCGTGACTGTTCCGTGAAATAACAACGCCGCAATGGTCTTTGCTTGTATCGTCGTTATATCGGCTTGCCCGTACGCGATCAATGTACCCTCGCCGGCACTGATAGCGTATTCGTACCGGGTGTACGAGTTCAATTCAGTCATAGCGTTACCTTTCCGCTGATATCAAAGCTAGTCATGGGCTGTGACTTAATCCAACTAAACCACAGGTAAGGAGTACCCATAACTAGCCATGGTATAAGCGGCGCGCCGGGAGCGGCTTGGCGAGGGGACATTACCCCCGGCGCACCATAAACGATAGTGAGGGGACTACCGTTTATTTCGCAGGCTTGGCGACGATCTCGACAGACTTAGCCGCCGGCTTGATCGTCAAGACAGTATCGATAATTTTCTTCGCGTCGCCGGGAAGCTTCTTGTATTCGGAAACCGAAAGCTCGGGCTTGAACTTAACGAGACGTTCGGCAAGAAGCTCGCCATACTCAACAGTCTTTTCGATCTGTTCAAGTGCCTTATCGAGCTTGGTATCGTCAAGCTTGTATTCAAGCTTGTGCGTTACCTTGAGCGTGTGGCCCCAGCCGATATCAACGTTTTCGACGCCGGAAGCCATTTCCGAAGTCTGTTCGGAAAACGCGTCGATTACCTGCTTGCGCAACTCACCCTCAAGCGTACGGAAATGCTTAAGCTGTGCGTTAGCTTCCTTCCACGACGCAAGAAGCGTATCGCGGTTTGATTGCGGTGCGGTGGTGTTCATTTGATTACCCTTGTCGTTACCCTTGATGCATGAACCTTAGACGCCAGAATTTTGTACGTCAAGCACAAAATTTGTACGTTGACCACATTTTGCAGCGAGGGTAAGAGGGTTAAACTACCCACATTCGAGCGCTCGGGGCAATCACTACATGTCGTCTTTACGAACCGTCACGCTACAACTGCTAGTCAGTCGCCCCCGTAATCTAAAGCTTTCGCAGATCGCCGAGGATACGGGCCTTTCCTACTGGTTCCTGCAAAACTTCCACTATGGCCGGATCAAATCACCGGACGTGGATAACGTGCAAACGCTTTACGAATATCTCTCAGGTAAGAAGCTGATTAGCTGACATGTACGATAATATCCCCGACGAGCTTAGACAGCGTATTAACTGGTGCCTGTGGCGGTATGAAACGCTTGAGGGTTCACCTAAGCCGACGAAAGTACCTTACCACCCGAGCGGTAAGCACGCGTCATCAACTGACCCGCAAACATGGTGCTCGTTCGGCGAGGCGGTAATCGCCGCGCAAGACTGGACCAAATATAACGGCATCGGCTTCTTTTTCAGTAAGTTTGATCCGTACTGCGGCATCGATCTTGATAATCCGTATGAAATGCTTGATGACGGTACACCTAAGTACAGCCCGGATAAGCAGGAAGAAATTCGCCAGCGCCATATCCGCATTCTCGGGGCGTTTCCGTCTTACGCTGAAACGTCCCCGTCAGGTAAGGGCATTCACATAATCGTACGCGCTAAGCTTGATCATGGTCGGCGACGCGATGGCGTGGAAATGTATCCCCATAGCCGATACTTCACAATGACGGGCAACCGCTGTAACCAGTTCGGTATCACCGACTGTCAGGATATGGCGATAAAGCTATGGGATGAACTAGCCCCGGTGGTAAGCGCTGCCGATAACGGGTTCTATGGTACGGCTATTCAGTCGGATGACGATAACGTAATTTACAATCGAGCCGCGCAAGCCTCAAACGGTCAAAAGTTCGAGGAACTTTATAACGGTAACTGGACGCAATATTTCCGATCGCAATCGGAAGCGGACTTCGCGCTAATCGATATCATCGCTTATTACACGCAGCATCAGCCCCAAATCGCGCGCATGTTCCGTAATTCGGCGCTCGGGCAGCGTGATAAGGCCCGGCGCGATAAGTACGTCTACGATATGATCCAAAAATCATTCGATAATCAGCTACCCCCTATGGACATATCAGCGATACAGGATAGGTTAAATGCGGCGTTGGCGGCGGCTCATAACCCTACCGTCGCGCCCGTGGATGCTCCCACGCCGGGGTTACCCTTTCCCCCGGCTGGTGATGCGCCCGACGCGGGGCAGGGGGGCGGATTTGCGGCGGTTCAATCCCCTGCCCCGTCCCGGCGCACGTTCGACGGCTACAACCTCACCACATGGCTAGAGACGCCCCCGCCCGGTATCATCGGCATGATACAGGACTATATCTTTCGTTCGTCGCCCCGCCCCGTTTACGAGATATCGCTTGTCGCGTCGCTCGGGCTGTTCGCCGGACTTGTGGGTAGACAGTTCAACGTCAGCGGAACCGGCCTTAATCATTATCTGATGCTGGTAGCCGGCACGGGTAAGGGCAAAGAAGCTATATCAGTTGGTATCAGTAAGACACTCGCGGCGTTCGACGGCAAGATTAAGCTGTTTGATCGTGTACGCGGCCCGTCTGAAATATCATCAGGTCAGGCGCTCCTTAAGCACCTGTCAGGCGATGACAAGATACCGTCAATCGTCTCACTCGTCGGCGAGTTCGGCGACCGTCTCAGGATGATCACCGATACCAACTCGTCATCAGCAGACCGTGCGCTTAAGCGCGTGCTCCTTGACCTTTACGGCAAGTCAGGTGCCGGGCAAGTTATCCAGCCGACTATCTATTCCGACACAACCAAGAACACGACGCCCATTTATTCCCCGGCGTTCTCCCTAATCGGCGAAAGTACAGGCGAGACGTATTACGCGGCGCTTGACGAGGATACCGTTGCACATGGCTTGTTGCCTCGCTTTATCACGGTCGAGTACAAAGGCCCGCGCGTTCCGCTTAATAAGGGTCACTCACACGTAACCATGCCTCAGCAGTTATATGCGGCGTTAGAGGATTTGGCTTACAAGATCGATCACCGCGCGAATAGCGGCGAGGTCACACAGGTTATGCTAACCCCCGAGGCTGAGGCATTAGCGGACAAGATCAACGTTTATTGTGACGCGAAGATTAACAACGCCGCTAACGAAATGCTTAACCAGCTTTGGAACCGCGTTCACCTTAAGATACTCAAGCTCGCAGCCCTGCTTGCAGTTGCCCACAATGTTGACGCTCCCATTATCGATGAACTGATGATCAATTGGGCTACGTCGCTCGTTATGTCCGATACACTCAACATCATCAGCCGGTTTGAAGGCGGTCATATGGGTGTCGTTAGGGCAATCAATCATGCCGAAGAATACATTCGTCGTGAGTGTAAAAGGTATCTCACTAGCGATGTTCACGTACTAAAGAACGTTAATCCAGAACTGCACAAACGAATGATCATTCCGCGTAGGTGGCTGCAACAGCGACTGTTGAACACTAGACCATTTCGCAATGAGCCTAACCCGTCATTCGCATTCTCGCGTGCGGTCGATAATTTGGTCGAGAACGGCGTTTTGCATCGTGTATCGAGTAAGGACATTGGTATCGATACAGTAGGCAAACAGGGTTATTATGTGTCGGTTATCGACGTTGATTGGCTTAAGGGGTAATTTTGACGGCATAATGTATGTAATGTATAAAATGTATAAACCCCCGTATACGGTGCTAAGTCATTGAAATTGCAGAAAGTATGTAATGTATGAAGTTTTTGGGGGAGAGGGGGGTACACCCCCACCCCGACCACCCCCTTATATACGCGATTTCGATATCTCTCCCATAAAGTTAATACATTTCATACATTCTTATAAATCAACGACTTAACCCTTTATACATTACTTTATACATTTCATACATTTCATACATTATGAATATAGATAATAAACAGTGTAACTAAGGAAGGATAACGAGCAATGAAGCCTGTTGAGATTAAAGACCCGGACTACCGCCTTATGGCAAGCCAGCCGGGGCACATGGATATAACCGCTAAGGTAATGGACAACGGTAACGGCCAAATGTGTGTCGTAACTCTCTGGCGTCCGACCGCTGACGAGATACTGGCGATGATGGGCGGCGCGCCGGTCCAACTGTGGGCATTGACAACGCCGGATCAATTCTACCCTGTCGCGCTTCACGTACCTACTGACGATATCGCTTGACACTCGATAACGCCGCTGTATAATCAGGATAGATAACGAGAAAGGGTATCGACATGAAAGAATTAATCAAACTTGATGCCGCAATTGCGCGATTGAATAAGGCCGGCGTTGGTACGTCAGTCATGCAGCTTAAGCACAATCACAGCGCGCTAAAGGCATATATTAACGGCAAGACTGTGAGCGTACCTGTAGTGGTCGGCGTAGTCGTGGCGGCGGATATTGAGGAAATCATTGCACTGCATACGAATGTGCACACAATCCACGATGACGCCCGCGAGCGGATCGAACTTGCGATGACGTACGCCGAAGATGGTGCGTTTCTCAGCGCCGCGAGGCTATTCCGCGAAATCGCCGACATGTACGACAAGCGAGCTAAGGACGTGTACTAATGCCGATGCACGGTAAATTCACAATTACCGATATCGAGGCACACGCGCACGCTGCCAATGATGACACCTGCCGTACGCGGCTTAATCACATGGGCGGTAGATGGCTGCGGGTAGTGTACGAGGGTAACGCCCAATACTCGTATTGGTACGATATGCCGAAATCATCGTCGGAAATCCCGCGCCAGATCGCAGCCGAGTATTTGCGGGGCGAGGTCGAGTATCGGAAGCGGGCAAAGCGGGGCATACGGGCAGGCTAGGCGAGCGCTGCGGGGGATGGGAGCCGGGGCAACCTCCCCGGAACCGCCAACGGCGATCCTAGGCCCCTCCCTGCCCCGGCAATCGCTGTGTCATTTTGAGACAGTCGGGGGTTAACCGGCTGTTAACCGATATTCCCGCTCGATAACGAAGGGTGTTGACGCCGTTCGATAATGCGCTTATGTTACTCTCATAAATAAGGGAGTTACGGAAATGAACCAGCTTAAAGTCATCGAAATCGCCGCTAATCTCATCAAAGAAGGTAAGTCCGACGCGGAAGTTAAGCAGGCTCTTTTTAACACTAAGGGTGTGCGTGTTTCCCAAATCGAAAAAGTCATGAAGTTGATTGCGGCGCGCTAATGCGCCGCACACAAGGGGAAATAAACGAATGTTCAAGACCTATCTCGTTGAAGCCCGGCTAAAGTTTCCTTACTGTTACCACACCGGGTACGATTTCACGATTACGGCCAAGACTAAGGCCGATGCGATCAAGAGCGCCCGTAAGGAAGCCGCCTATTCGGGCCATACTCGTCAGGATGGTCCCTTGATCTACAAGGCAACGGAAGTGGCGCGCTAGCTCGCCACCTTTAACCAGAAAGGATAACGACATGAAGTTCATCATTCGTCATTGGGATATCCTGACGCTCGTACTCGCGGCATGGATATCGGCGGCAATCATCGCCTACAACCTCTATCACGGGCTGTACGGCACGCTGTCCGGGGGCATGTAATGTACTCAGGCCCCATGTCAAAGAATAAGGCCCGCCGTGCGCGGGCTTTCGCGTTTGGGTACGAGGCTGGCGTTAACGATCTGGTAAGGACGTTGAAGATAACCATGCCGGTAAGTGCTCATGCCGCGCTTGACAAGCTAGCGGATAATGTGAAAGAGTATGCTTATCGAATGAAGGTAGCCGCTACGGCGGTGAACAAGGGTAAGCAAGATGGTAATCATGAGCGAGAAGATTAATAAGTACCACGTCCGGCTCAACCTGTGCCGTCCGAGCGAGGGGGCAATCATCCGCCGTCATATCAGCGACGTGGTATTCGCCGACAGTACCGACGCCGCTATCGCTTTCGCTAAGGTTCGCAACGGTCACCGCGTACGCACGAATGAACGTGTCGTCGGGACCATGACGCACAGGATTGATTGACATGATGGGGTATAGATCGGCTATTCAATGGCTTGTCGATAACGACGATTGCTATTACCTTGATGACGGGCCTGATGCTCCGTTGTCGGTTTCCGCGTCGCTCGTCGCCGATATCTACCACAAGCCCGACGAAAAGGTTCGTTCCGATATCATCAGGTATCGTAAGCGAAAGGAGGCTAACGAGAATGGCTAAGCTCAAAACAACAGCCGCCGCACAGAACGAGGTCGCTAAGGCTTTCGTGCAACTGGCACAGCTTATGCGCGTGTACGCCGATGACCAGCATGGTAGTATGCGTTGGCAGTCCACAGCCCGAGCGCGCCGCGAATGCGAGGTACGCGCCGAAGTGTACAACAGCATCGCCGATGAAATCTTGGCTATCGAGATCGAAACGAACTAACGTCAAACGAGGATAACGGATATGTACACCGAACGAAAGAACGATGATATCGTAATGAAGGCGGTAGAGCTTTCTAACAACGGGCACCACGAACGGGCTGCGGCGCTATTCCAGCGAGCGGGGAACCAGTACCGCCCCGAAGCTGAGAAGAAAACGCTATGGGATGCTGCCAAGCGTTCCCGAGATATCGCGAGGCGCGATTGATATGCATGGCGGGTGGTATATCACAGCTAAGCGCGGGAGCGCTCGCCGCTTGCTCGTCGGGCCGGTACAGGATCGCGCCGCGCTCGCGTCAATTGTGGGCAGTGTTGCGGAACGCGTGCCGGAAGAATTTGCACGCACCGACGATATCGACCTTGATATTGTCTATCTCGCTGAAACCACGCTAACGCTTGGCGAGCTTAACAATAGCTATTGGCTCGTCTACCATTTGGGGGTATTGTCATGATCCACCTGATTAACGGGCAGTTGATCATATCCGACAGCATCGGACACGCTTACCAGTTCGATAACGGATGGTCATCGATCATGCTTCATGATAACCGGCAATCAACGTGTGTGCTGCGTATCCCCACGAACACGCTTGTTGATTACGATGAGCGTCATCGATGGATCATGAACAAGCATAATGAGTTCAAGCGTAACGGCGGCAAGGATACTGAATTTATCGTGACCGGGTTCGTCACGGGCGACGAACTGTTGCCGCACCTTGCCAAGATCGCGGCCCTACCCCCGATTGACGACGCTGCCCGAGCCGCTAAGGTGGCGGACGATATGCTTGCCAAGATAAGGAAACGCTAGCATGAACGTTACGGCAATCGACCGTTACTATCTCCTAAGCGACGTTACGGCGCACCTTAGCCGTAACGGTTACTCGTTTAGCTTCCGCACTCACGAACAGGTGACAGGGTTCCGCCCGTCAGCCAGCGCCCGTTACAACGATATGTGGGTGTACTCAGCATGTGGGGCGCTTAGCCGTTCGTTTATCGTATCGGCTAACGGCGTGTACATTAGCCGCCGCGATTATGACGGGTGGTGCAAACATGTCGGTATCGTCCCGTTGACAAACGAGGTAATACCGGATATTTGATAGCTGTAATCAGTTATCAAGGGTAGTTATCATGATCGAATATCCTGACGGCATGGTGTACAACCTGCCGAATTGCGGCATTGTCGCAATGGCTACGTGCTCGGGCAAGCCGTACGAGCACACCCGCGAATGGTTCCGCCGACGCATGAAGGCTCGCGGTAACTGGAAAGGGCGCACCTACCACACGCAATACTCTGAGTATCTTCGCGAGTGCGGGGTATGGTTTAAGCATAGCAAGTGTGAGAAGGGCGACGTACCCACACTGATGACGTTCGTAACGTTGCGCGCCACCCCCGGTAGGCTGTATGCTGTGCGGGTATCGGGGCATGTGATGACGTGCCGTAACGGATGGGTAATGGACCAGATACAGCGATGCCCCGTTGGTGAGCATTATTCGCGGCGACGCCGTGTCACTGATTATTGGGAAATATTCGAGTAGGAGATTACACTATGCAGGTATTCTTTATCGGCGTAATCCTCGCGTGGTGCGTGTACCAACTGTGGCTGATGCTGTGGCTTATCGCCTGTATGGTAGTGGCGCACAATGAATGGATCATTAATCGCCGGTACAGTCTTGCCCCGATATCGTACCTTGAATGGTGCCGGCGTGTATGGTACATGTGATATCCGTAAACACTAACGAAAGGGAATAACCATGGAACGTGACTATAAGGAACTGGTGGCGCTGTTGCGGGCGTTTGGTCCGGGGTCCACTATCGGCGCAGCGGCTGACGCTATCGAGGCGCTTATCGCTGACCGCGACAACCTGCGAAAGGAAATCGACAAGCTCGCCGAACACTTCCGTACGAATTATTACGCGGGTGCGGGGAGCGTGGTCGATAACGCTATCTGCTGGCTCACGAACCAGCGCGCGACGATCCGTGATCTACAGGCGAGAATGCCGACTAAGGTGCTCGCCGAACGTGACGAACTCAAGAAACAGCTTGAGTGCGTTACAGCCGAACGGGACAGCGCGCAGGTGACCGGGGCAAAACTGCTTCATGAAATCGAGCGACTTTACGCGGGGATCGATTATGAGGTTCCGTGGCGGTCGCCTACGCTTGTCGTGGATAAGGCTATTGCCTTGTACAAGCAAAACAAGGAACTTAAGGAGAAGTACAACAAGGCAGTAGCCGAACTCGCTAACGCAGCGAAGATGAACACACGCATAGCGCCGGTGATCTTTGATCATACGGAAGGCGCTAAGGTGTACTTTAACCCCGCGCGACAGGGCGGCAAAACTGTGACAACGCCTATCAAGGTGTACGCCGTGCGATACCGCGCCGACCTGAAAGTGTGGGAAGCTATCCCGCGCAAGCCGAATAATGAAGCGTTCCCGCGCCTTGTGTCGGATACGCTTGACGGGCTGATGATCGCAGTAAGCGAAGCGCTTAGCAACTAAGGCTATTGACAGCCGATAACGCGGCGACTATATTGTTCACATAACAAGGAGCAATGAACATGTCGCCGCGTGAACATCGTATCGGAACACTTACCGTACAGGCAATGAATACGGATAACCGTATATTGCGTGCGCAATATAATGCGCGTATCTCACTTTACGAAGTGATGACAGATGCCGAGTACGACGAATTTATCCGCCGCCTTAATGAGCGTGCCGATAACCGGGCGACAGACTGATGACAGATGACGAAAAGCTAGCTTCCAATTATCGCAGGGGCCGGCATCGTGGCCCCTGCCGTTCTGCGCTTGACGTGATCCGTCAACTTAACGTCATCGCTGTTGAAAAGCGGTGGTCAGACGAGGAAATCGCGCGACGTGCTGGCGTGCACCCTTGGACGCTTAGCCTATGGCGTAGGGGCGTGAGATCGCCTACACTGCAAAACGTTGAAGCCGTGCTAGGGGCACTAGGGTATCGACTTGAGGTCGTGCCGGATAACGAAAGGGATTAATCATGCATAGGATTATTGGGGCGGGTATCGCGCACCTGCTAGTGGGTATGGATTTTGCGGCATCGTTCGTAAGCGAGCGGCCTACCCCCACGAAGGTACACCGCTATACGCTATCGCCGCAATCCGGGCCTGTGGTCGATACCACCAAGGAGAGTAAGCGCGCACGCCGACGCCGGCTAGCCCGCGAAAGGAGTAATGACGATGGCTGATGCACCAAAGATTGTCGCTTACGAAATCTGGAAATATGGTGAACGCGACGGCGACGCGCTTACTTATCAGGACTTGACCGTAGCTGACTGCGCCGAAGGGTACATAGCCCACCCGCTTATCTATTTGTCTCACTACGAAACCCTAAGCGCCGAGCTTGAGCAGGTGAAGCGGGTGGTGACGGATATCAACAAAGCGGCACGACAAGCAGCGGATGCTGTAGGTGTGACACCTAATTCGGACATGCGCCCGTTCGTTGAGCAAGCTGTTAAATTCGCACTCGCAGCCCATGCCGAGCCTGCCGGAGAGTCGGAACCCGTTAAGCACGGTCCCGGTTGCGGATCGCACAATGATTATCCATGCGACTGTCAAGCCCGATGACAAAGCTTAGCGACGACGAGCTAAAAGAGTGGGGCGAACTGGTCGAGTACCTGCGGGCTACTAAGCAGTACGCGCGCACCACGATTAAGGGCGGCTCATTCATTGTTAAGCCTATTCGCGGTCGTAAGCCTAAGCGGATTGTCGTTAACGGTTTGGTAAGGTTTGTCTAGTACCTTCCTAGATAACGCAAAGGAGATAACGACCATGCTTAAGGTACTTGGAATTGCCGCCGCCATCGTCACCGCAGCGTATGCCGGCTACAACGCCGATATCGTCATCGACAAGGCCGGCCCGATCATCGCCAAGACGTACCACGAACTTACGTACGTCAGCCCCAAAGCCGCGCTTGAAAAGTGCTACAAGCGCGCCGTCGCCAAGATGGACTTTAGCGCGTCGTGCGGTGCTGAAATGGACCTTGTTATCGAGACTCACGGCATGGAAGATGCTTTGATCTACGGTAATAAGCTCGTCATGCAGACGTTTGTTGACACGATTGCCCGCGCCCGATAATGTGGGCATGTGGTCTTGTTTACCACGCCTCCCTGTAACTCGCCCCGCCCCTGTGCGGGGCTTCTTTTTGCCTTGAAGCGGGTAACGCTACATGGTAAGCGTATATCGTTAACAAAGGGAAACACCGCAATGAATTACATACAGAAACTGCTTAACGCGGCTAAGCGCGTTGACGACATGTCGATTATGTCGGCTCAACTCGCGCGGCATGTCGAGGAAAACGTCGCGTTTGACGCGGCGCTTGATAAGGTTGATCATCGTTCGATACTCGAACGGAATATCGACACGACACAGAATGTTGTGACGAACCTTGAAAACAAGATCGGCGCGCACGAACTCGAAATCGATCGGCTGTACCGCGAGCATCGCGAAATGGTAGTCAGCCGCGACGGGTTGCTTAAGGCGCTGCGTCACATGCGCGACAACGATCTGTGTAAGGACGAGGGGTGCCCACAGGCCGGCGTTGATCATGTCTGCGTGACGCGCGATCCTGATTACGAGTTCGCCACCAAGGAAGCGCCGAAGTATGACAAGATGCCGGCTCCCGATGACGGACAAGTAACGGTTCCGGTTAACCCTACGCCCGAGCCGGCTCCGGTGATCAAGACCAAGCATACCAATATTCGCGGGTCCAAGGAGGAAGCCACTATCGCAGCGGAAAAGGCTGCTGCCGAAAAGATCGTCAACAAGGTGGTGAAGCGCGCAACGCGTCGGGGGCGGTAATGGCAAAGTCAACGTTTGATCCTAGCCCGTGGGGCCTTGCCGGTTCCACGGAACATTCGCACCAGCGCGCGATATTCGCATGGGCTAATTGTGCAACGGTGTTTGGTTTCGCAATAGCGAATAGCACCGAAGGTTACACTAAGAACACGCGTGAGCTTTTAATGAGCGAGGGGCCGGATATAATTCCGGTGCCCGAATTGCGGTGGCTTCACGCTATTCACAACCAAGGCCACGGCGACAAGATACGCGGCGCTATGGCTAAGGCGGAAGGCGTCAAATCGGGCGTGTCCGATATGTTCCTCCCGGTCACGCGTAACCTACCTTACCGTACATATGCCGGTCTGTACGTCGAACTCAAGCGCCCCGAGCTACAGCCGGCGCGCGGGGGCAATGGTGGCGTGTCTGACGAGCAACGCGAGTTCATGGAATACGCGCGCGAGCAAGGCTATCACGCAACCGTCGCTTACGGATGGGAAGATGCCGTAAGCATAATCCAGCGGTATATTCAGTCATGGTAGCCCGCCCATCTAATCGTCAACTGTGTGACGCGTTCCGCGAACTGCTGACGAACGGGTTCTATGTCACAGACGTTGACGGCGTACCGTCAACAAAATCGCACACACTGTCGGCGACTAAACCGTGGCGCGGGGAGCTATGGAAGGCTTTCCGCGAGATCGAAGATAGGCTATGTCCGCTGGATGCAATGGAAAGGGCGCGTAATGCAAAAGACAAGTAAGCTCGTTGATTTTTCTGTGTTGCCGGATGCGGCTAACCAGCAAATCAAGTTCCTTAACGATATGCACGCCAAGAAGGATGAACAAGAGATTGCCTATCTTATGGCGTCATCTGTGGCGGCTATCGCGTTCATGATGCTGGAAACCAACACTAAAGTGAAGGTCAAGCAACTGTTTGACAGCATCGTCAACGAGGCTCACGACATGCGCGAAAAGCGCAAGCTCATACTCACGAAAGGCAAGCTACATGGATGATTACAGCAAGTACCCTAAGTCAATCGGCGAGCGACGCGCCGACGATGACGGGGGCAACGCCGCTAAGTGGTCGCCCCGCGACGCTGTAATCGCGTTCCTGCGTGAACTTGATGCCGGGAACATTCGCGCCGATACGGTCGTTATCGCCTATTCTGTGGATGACGGCGGCGGGCACACGACAACCGGCTGGCGTATGGCGGGGCCGAGCGTTATTCAATCGCTAGGTACGCTTACCTATGTTCAACAGCGGATAGTTACGGGGGCGCATGATGACTGACGAGACAACCAAGACGGCGTTTGATGAGCGTGCCGAGGTTATCCGCGAGGCGATGGTAAAGATTGCCCACGGTATTGAGGCATCGCTACACGGCAAGCGCGAACCGACTATCGAGGAAACCACGGAAGCGCTTAGCGGGGTGCTTACGCTCGCCCATGTCACCATTCTGGCAATCAACGAGATCGCAAATAATGTGGGCAGATTGGCAGACGCAGCCGAGCGCGATCTTAATGCCGAGGTTGATAAAGTCGCTGAGGCGCGTGCTAACGACAAGGTTGCCGGTAAAATCAAACGTTCTTTTATCGGAATGAAAAATACCCCTTGACGATAACGCCATGGGCAACTATTGATGATTACGGGATCACCCGCAATTGAACAAAGGAGCATACACCAATGGCTAAGTTTGATCTTGCCGCAATCGTCGCAGCCACTACGGCGGGCAGTTTCGTTCACGTCAACGCCAAGGACAAGGAAGTCACCAAGGCGGTTAAGGACGGTCTTATCGAACTCAATACCACGATCACCAACGAAGCCGGCGAGGTCGCCGCGCGTGCTACCCCTGCCGGTATCGTCGCCGGTGCTGATGCTGTCGGCGAACAGAACACCGCGTCGGAAGCCGGTAACGCCCCGGCTGCTGCCGTGAGCTATCAGACGTTCCGCGTTGCGGCTGACGTGGTGCCCGAGGTCAAGCGCAACGTTGCGCCGCGCCCGCTGAAATATCCGTTCGACAAGCTGGCCGGCCCGGTCACGAACGCAGACGGTAAGGTCGAGTACGACAGCTTCTTTGTCGCGCCGACCGCCGACATGCCCGAGCCGTGGGAAGGCGTCAAGCCGACCGCTTCGCTTGCACAGCGCCGTTATGCCGAGGTCGTCGGCGAGAAGCCCGGTAAGAACAGCAAGGGCGAGGATATCATGCGCAAGGAGTACAACCATACGCGCAAGTTCCGCGTCGTGGAATACACGCATGACGGCGTTAAGGGTGCGCTCGTTACTCGCACCCAGTAACGTCAGCTAATACGGCGTGGGTGCGCCGTACGGGTAGGTAGCGCCCATAAGTCCTACAATGCTACTCTTGATAGGCCGAAGCCCCCTTACCCTTGTGGTGAGGGGGTTTTTCGTTTAGGGTCTACCCCCATAGCCAGAAACCCGGAACCGCTGCTATGGACCTCCCCGAGCTTAAATGGATCGCCACCGCGCGGAAGTACATCGGCTTGCGCGAGGTCAAGGGTGCGAAGCACCACCAGCAAATCGTCCAGTGGTGGAAGGACATAGGCGCGCCATGGTTCACCGACGACGAAACGGCGTGGTGTGGGGCCTATGTGGGGGGCGTTCTCAAGGAGGCGGGCTTTCCTGTCCTACCGGGCGGCAAGGGGGCGTCAGCGCGGGCGTGGAACGGTTACGGGGTGAAACTGGACAAGCCCGCCTACGGCGCGATTGCAGTGTACTGGCGCGGCTCCCCGAGCGGCGCAAATGGGCATGTGAACTTCATTGTCGGGCGTGACCAGCGCGGGCGCTTGATGGGCCTTGGCGGGAACCAATCGGACAGCGTAAGCGTTGCACCTTTCGACACGTCCCGCGTGCTCGGGTACAGGTGGCCTAGCAAGTATCCGTTGGCCGAACGCTTCAACTTGCCGCTGATACGCACAGACGCGCAATCATCCAGTAACGAGGCGTGATAATGGATGAAATATTTAAAGCACTAGCCGATATGGTTCGCGAGTACGGGCTAGTGGGGGTGGTTATCGGCGCATTAGGTTACGGGTGGTACAAGCTCGCTAACCTATACCATGAGGCACAGACAGCGCGGATACAGGACGGGCGGGACGCAATAACAGCACTCAACAACAATACCAATTCATTGCGCGAGCTAATCGAGTTGGTAAAGTCGAGAAAGGAACGCTGATGTTTCGTGCCCTAAAGTTAATCTTTGGAGGTAACGGCGACAAGTCACGCGCTAACGATATTAGCGACGAACTGACGAAAGCCGTTAAGGAAAACGAGCGGACCACGCGGGAGCTACTGCGTACGATACGCACAGGCCCCGATTTGCGGCTAGTACCTATCCGCCGCACAAGTGACGGTAAGTTCGCCTCATGCGCACCAAAGCATTAATTGCGCTTGTCGCCGTATTGGCGGTACTGGTGGCGATAGTGTTCTACTATCGCGCACAGTACACTTCCACGCTTGCCGAATACCGGATGCTCGCCGCGAGTTATTCCGCCGTAGTCACCGCAAATGAAAACAACGTCCGCGTGATGGAAGAAATGGCGCGTACCCGAGCGCTTGACGATAAGGCAGTGCAAGCGCTAAATGAGGCGGCAACCGTGATCAACGAAGCCGCCACCGATCTTGAACGGGGCAAATCGGACCTTATACAAAATGACCTTACCGCGCGCGATTATTTCAACGTGCCTGTACCTGACAGTATTAAGCGGCTGTACGCCGACTAGTCAAACGGTCATTGAACTGCGGGCCGTGCCCACTGTGCCGCCCGTCGAAATGGTCAAACCCTGTCCATCCCCGCTTAAGCGCCCCGTAACCAAGACTGGTGACGCGTTCGACCGCATGAACGCAGCCGAGCGGGCGCTAGGTGTGTGTTCGCTACAGGTGGACAGTATCCGCGCGTGGCGCGAAAGAGTGTTGCACGATCATAAGCCCGATGATACTAAATAGGGCATGTACACCAGTGATGAAATTCAGGATAAAAAGCGGGCTTTCGCATTAGCGTTTATGCGATATCCGACTGACCCGGCGCGTGCGGCGCGGGAAGTCGAAACCCGTTCTGCGTATATAAGCTTTATCCTGAATAACTGGCAATTCGATGACGAGGTACAGGCGTACATGCTTGAAATCCGCGAACAGTCGCGGAACACAGGCACGGCCCCCGAGCTACCATCGAAAGAACAGTTCGCGGCTACTCTGTGGAAAGAAGCTCAAGAGTGCCGTACCAAGGACACGAAGCTTGATTACCTCAAGCTTATGGCGAGCGTGATGGGCTATATTGAAAAGCCGTCTAACGTCACGAACATCAATAACACCATGGATAACCGTAAGGTAATCGTGCTTCCTGCGAAAGCCACGTCCCTTGATGATTGGGCCGCTAACGCCAAGCAGCAACAAGCAAGGTTGACTAGCGGTGCTGTCTGACGGGTACGACGCGCATTGGCATTATCTTGAGGGGACAAGCCAAGAGCTAGCCCTTAACTCGCCTTGTAATGATATCCTGTATTGCGGCACACGCGGCCCCGGCAAAACCGACACGCAGCTAATGCGGTTCGTTCGTAATGTGGGCATGGGATACGGCACGTACTGGCGCGGTATGATCCTTGACCGCGAGTATAAGAACCTTGACGATTTGGTTACCAAGTCTAAACGATGGTTCTTCCCGCTCGATAACGGGGCTGAGTGGTTAGCCGCGAATAGTGCATACAAGTGGCGTTGGCCTACTGGCGAGGAATTGCTATTCCGTCAGGTCAAAACCGTGGATGACTATTGGTCGTATCACGGTCACGAATACCCGTTTCTAGGGTGGAACGAGCTAACCAAGTACGCCACGGGTAATTTGTACGACCAGATGCTTAGCGTTAATCGCTCGGGCTTTGTCCCCGAAATACATACGCCACGGCTTGAGACGGTTAACGAGGTTGACTATCAAAATTATCTATACCCTAACGGGCACTACGAGCGGCGCGCGTTCCGCATAGGTGATTACCGTACCCATGACGGCTATCCGCTACCACCTATTCCGCTTGAGGTATTCAGCACCTGTAACCCGTACGGCCCCGGTCACAACTGGGTAAAGCGTAAGTTCATCGATCCGGCCCCGTACGGCGAGCCGGTGCTTACTCAGACAACGATATTCAACCCGCGCACCAAACAAGAAGAAATGATTACCCGGTCACAGGTAGCCATATTCGGTAACTGGAAAGAAAACCCGTTTCTTGATCCGGTGTACATATCGAACATCGTTAACCAGAAGGACGAAAATCGCCGTAAGGCATGGGGTGACGGTAATTGGGATATCGTAGCGGGTGGCGCGTTTGATGACATATGGGATAAGTCTAAGCACGTTATCCCGCGTTTCCGTATTCCGCACTCATGGCATGTTGACAGGGCGCTAGACTGGGGCAGTAGCGAACCGTTCGCCGTTGGATGGTTTGCCGAGGCGAACGGCGAGGAAGCTATCTTGCCCGATGGTTCAACGTTCTGCCCTGCCCCCGGTACGCTCATACAGATAGCCGAGATATACGGCGCTGACGAGTACGGTACGAATGTCGGTAAGAAGTGGGGCGCTAAGAAGCTTTCCGGCGAGATAAAGGATATGGAGGATAAGCTTATTGCGGGCGGGTGGATACGCAATAGGCCGGCCCCCGGTCCTGCCGATAACCAGATTAGTAACGTCAACGAGACAGACACCGACACTATCGAAAAGACGTTCGCCGACAACGGCGTAATGTGGGAAAAGTCGAACAAGTCAGCGGGTAGCCGTAAGAACGGGCTTGAGCTTATGCGCGAGCGCATGACCGCGACAGTCGAGCGCGATGGCGCGGGACTATTGTTTATGGAAAATTGCCGTGCTAGTATCGCCACCATTCCTATTTTGCCGCGCGACGACAAAGATATTGATGACGTTGACACTACGGCAGAAGATCACGCTTACGACATGGTGCGCTACCGCGTACTTAAGGGCGCTAACCGTACAGCTAAGATAATTCGCGTAAAATTCCCGAGGTAACCACATGGCTAAGGCTGCACAGGTAGTAAGCAAGACAGTTGCCCCGGCATCCGTCGATTTCGTACGCGAAGAACTTCGCGACATGATGGGGCAATACGAGCTAATTCGTGATTGCCTTACTGGTGATCAAGCGATTAAGTCTCGCGGTATTGCTTATTTGCCAATGCCCGAGGCTCACGACCAGTCGCCAGAAAATATAGCGCGGTACGATAATTATCGTAATCGTGCGGTGTTCTATAACGTGACCAAGCGTACCCTTAAGGGTTTCGTTGGTGAGGTATTTATTATCAAACCAGCGGTCACAGTGCCCACGTTACTTGAAAGCGTCATCAAGGATGCTAACGGGTCAGGTACACCACTTGAACAGTTGGCACAGACTACCGAAGAATACGTATTGGCGTACGGGCGCGCGGGGCTGTTTACCGATTACCCTAATCAGGCGGGACGCCCGACGACGCGCCGCGATCAAATGAACGGGAATATCCGCCCGACGATATCGCTATACGCGCCATGGAATATTATTAACTGGCGAACGGTCACCCGTAATAGTCAGGTTGATTTATCGCTCATTGTACTCAAGGAGCGGTACGAAGTATACGACGATGGGTTTGCTATCGAGTACGCCGACCAGTACAGAGTATTGCGCCTTGTTGATGGTCTGTACGTGCAAGAAATATGGCGGGGCAGTGAGGGGGTTTGGACTGTATACCAGAAGTTCGAGCCGGTTGACGCCAAGGGTAAGCGTCTTGAGAATATCCCCTTCACGTTCATTGGTGCGGTTAATAACGATCCTGACGTTGATGACGCACCTATGTACGACTTGGCGTCGCTCAACATCGCGCACTATCGCAATAGCGCCGACTACGAAGAAAGTTCGTACATGACCGGACAAGCTACGCCGGTCATCACAGGCATTAGCCAGCACTGGTATGACGAGGTACTTAAGGGGCGTGTTGAATTTGGATCGCACGCGGCTATCGCGCTCCCCGAAGGTGGACAAGCGGCGTTACTGCAAATGCAGCCGAATAGTGTACCGTTCGAGGCAATGCAGCATAAAGAGCGGCAAATGGTGGCGTTAGGGGCAAAGCTTGTTGAACAAAAGGCGGTGCAGCGCACAGCTACGGAAACGCGCGCGGACGTAATCAGCGAAAAGAGCGTACTTACGACTGTCACCGAAAATGTATCGGCGGGGTTTAAGTTCTCGCTTGAGTGGTGCGGGATATTTGCCGGGACTACTACAGTTGCCGAGGACGCTAAGCGCGACACTATCGAGTTCACGCTTAACACCGAATACGATTTCAGCACGGCAACGCCGGAAGAAATCAAGGCGGTTGTAGAACTGTGGCAGAAAGAAGCAATCACGTTTAGCGAAATGCGCGACCAGTTGCGCGATAGCGGTTACGCTACGCTTGACGACAAGAAGGCGCGTGCCGAGCTTGAGAAAGAGCGCGCTCGAAATATCACTGAGAATGAGCGCAACGGGAATAACCCCGACGACCCGTTCACGCAGGACGATGACGAATGATCGTTGACGGGCTTGATAGTCTAGACGTATTCGTTCGCCACCAGATATACGTCGAGGGGTATAAGAACGGTCGCGAGGATGACGCCGACGATTTCATGACGGAACTCGCGGCGATCCTGCTACTCTTGTTGAGTGGTAAGGAAGATATCGCAACTATGAGCAAGCGCGAAATAACGAAGTTCGTCACCACTGTTACCCGCCGCGTATCCGATCTTCTGAGTAAGTACGGTAAACGGGTTACTGCCGAGCTTAAGGATTTCTTATTCGCTGAGGTTGATATCATCACGTCATTATATCAGCCGTTCACCAAACGGAAGATAAACCCCAAAAAGCTTTCCGGGTACTGGACCAAGTACCTAAATGAGATAAACCCCGCGTACGGTTCCGAACCGCGCGCCATTGTCCGCACGTTCCTATCGTCAGCGCTCGCCGATATTCAAAAGGCGGTTCGACAGGCTTACGCCAATAAGTTGACCGTCGCTGAAACGATCCGCTCAATTGTGGGCACGAAGGCGCTCGGGTACAAAGATGGCGTGTTGCGTAAAATTCGCAACCAACTGATAACGGCACTCAATACGTTAATACAGCAAGTAACATCGTTTCTCGTTATCGAGCTAGGTAAACTAGCCTTCGATAAGTATCAATGGGTATCCGTTATTGATAGCCGTACTACGGATACTTGTCGTCATCGTGACGGCAAGGTGTATGAATATGGTAAGGGTCCGGTGCCCCCGGCGCATTATAATTGCCGGTCTACCATACAGCCGTACGTTGACGCGGCTAACGACAACATGCCCACATACCGCGAGTGGATCGAACGTCAGCCGATTGACGTTCAAAACGATATACTCGGGACCGGGCGGGCGCGTGCTTTGCGCAAGGGTGAAATGACAGCCGAGGGACTAGCCAAGTATGACGGCACAAAACCGTTGACACTTGGTCAGTATAAATCTAAGCGTAACAAGATGTTAACCAAGCCGCAAAAGAAAGCGTAATCATGACCATTAAGACGAAAGTTACCAAGGAAGAATTTGACGCGCTGCCGGATGCTCTAAAGGAGCATTACAAGGAGCTTAACGGCTCGTACGTGCTGGATAGCGACGATGCCGAGGAACTTCGCACGGCTGCGGCTAAGGCTCGCGAGGAACGGGACGCGGCTAAGGCCCGGCTTGATGAACTCACAGCCGAAAAGGAAGCTGCCGAGAAGGCCAAGCGCGAAGCCGAGGAAGCTAACGCGCGCAAGAAGGGGGATATCGAGGCAATCGAAAATTCGTGGAAAGCCAAGGTCGAGGAAGCCAAGACAGCCGGCGAAACTCGCGCCACGCGGCTTGAAACGATGTTGCGCGAATTGCTTGTGGATAACAAGGCTATCGCGCTCGCTAACGAGGTATCGACCGCGCCCGACCTCATTTTGCCGCATATCAAGGCGCGCCTGATGGCCGAGCTTGATGGTGACAAGCCGGTTACCCGCGTACTTGACGCGGAGGGGAAGCCCACGGCGCTGACTGTGGAAGAATTATCAGCCGAGCTTGTTGCAAATCCGAAGTTTGCCGCTATTATCAAGGGATCGGATGCGAACGGCGGCGGGGCTGGCGGTAAGCATCTGTGTAGCGGGGCTACCGGGGCTGATTTCCATAAACTGACGCAAGCTGAGAGAACCGCCTTGTACAACAAGGTAGGGCCAACTGAATTTCGACGTATCGCGGCTGCGGCTGGCGTCGTGATACCAACTTGAGGTAATTGACCATGGCGACTACACGTCTTAGCGACGTTTTCATTCATGACGTGTACGGTTCGTACACGGCGGTGAATAACCCCGAAACGTCCGCATTCTTTCAGGCCGGTATCGTGACCCATTCCGAGGTTTACGACCAGCTTGCCCGCACGGCTGGTAAGCAGTTCACGGTTCCTTTCTGGCAAGACTTGGACCCGGATATCGAGCCGAATTACTCGAACGATGACCCCGACGACATGGCTACGCCTAACAAGGTCGAAACGGGCACGATGACCGCTCGCAAGGCGTGGCTCAATCAGGGCTATTCTGAAATGGACCTTGTTGTCGAGCTTAACGGGGCAGCGCCTCTTGAGCACGTCCGCAACCGTTTCGGCACGTACTGGCTGCGTCAGTGGGAGCGCCGGCTTATCGCTACTGCCCGTGGCGTGATGAATGACAATATCGCCAATGACGGCGGCGATATGGTTATCGACATTTCGACGCAGCCGGGCGACGCTGGTGTGTTCGGTTCCGACGCGTTTATCGACGCAGCGTACACGGCGGGCGACCGCGCCGAAATGTTCCGGGGTATCTCTGTTCATTCGTCCATCATGGCGCGAATGCTCAAGAACGATGAAATCGTCTATATCCCCGATAGCTCGGGCGGTCTGACGATCCCGACCTATAAGGGCCGGGTGGTCATCGTGGATGACATGATGCCGGTCGTTAACGGCGTGTTCACGTCCATCTTGTTCGGCGCCGGCTCTTTCGCTTTCGGTGGCGTTGACGGTTCGGCGTTCGCGTTCGGCGAGGGGGTTCCGAAGGTGCCCTACGAGGTCGAGCGTGTGGCGGCGGCTGGTAACGGCGGCGGCATGGAAACGCTGTGGGAGCGTAAGACGTGGATGCTTCACCCGTTCGGCATGGAATGGGTTGAGCCGGCGTCCCCCGGCTTGCCCGAGTTCTCGCCGCGTCTTGTTGATCTGGCTGACGGGCAGTACTGGAACCGCGTCGTACCGCGCAAGTCGGTGCCCCTCGCGTTCATTATCTCGCGCGCCAACGCCGTCACCAGCCCGTAATAGGCTCGCGTGATCGCGTGAACATAGCCCGCCGCTAATTCATGGCGGCGGGCTTTTCTTTTGGGAGATACCAACATGACACAGAACCTTATTAAGACCCGTAAGGATCATAAAGCCCTGCGGACGATCATCAACGAAGATAACGGCGGTGGCGGCAACGGCGGCGGCACAGTCGATTGGAGCGACGTAACCGGCAAGCCGGCTGTTATCGCGGCTGGCGCGGATCAAGCCGCTGCCCGTCAGGCAATCGGCGCGGGCACGTCAAACGTCACTGTGGGCACTGGGGCTACGAACGCCAAGCCCGGTAACTATCAGCCGACCGCCGCCAATATTTCCGACGCTACGGCAGTCGGACGTTCCGTGTTGACGGCTGCTGACCAAGCGGCGGCGCGGACGGCTATTGGTGCCGGTACGTCAAGTCTCGTACTTGGCGCGGGGGCGACGCAAGCCGCTTCCGGTTCTGAACTCGCGGCGCTTGCCGCGCGTGTAACCGCCCTTGAGAACGCAGCGGGCGGTTAATCTGTAACCACGAAAGGAGCAATCAAAATGTGGCCACTGAGTGAGCGTAAGGCCGAGCGTGAACGGCTTAAGAAGGCCGAGCGTGCCGGTAAGCCGATTATCGACGCGGCGGATAAGGTGAGTGCCGAGGAAGCTGCCGAGGCGGCGGAAGCGGCTAAGTCTACCAAAAAGACCACCAAGTCAACGGCGTGGGGCTAACATGCTGGTAACGTTTTCAGGTAGGCGAGCGTCGCAGGACGAATACGAACTAACCACGTTCGTTAACCTTTTGGTTGAACGCGGTGTATCGTCCTATCTGGAAATCGGGGCGCGGCATGGTGATACCTTTCACTACATAATGTCGCGCCTCCCGGCTGGTTCGCGAGGCATTGCCGTTGATCTTGGCGGCGGGCCGTGGGGTACGCCAAAGAGTGTGCCTGTGCTACGTAACGTGGCTCGCGATCTGCGGGCCAAGGGATACACTGCCCACATTGTTTTTGGTGACAGTCGCGACGAAAACACGATATCGACCGTGGTAACTCATGGTCATTACGACGCTGTGTTTATCGATGGTGATCACCGCTACGATGGGGTTAAGGCAGACTGGCTAAACTACGGCAAACTTGCCCCTATCGTTGGTTTTCATGATATCGTCGGAACCGGGCAATCCGACAGTGCGGGTAATCCCGTTGAGGTTCCTAAACTGTGGCGTGAACTGGCTAACGTTGGTGAGCGCAAAGCCATAGTATCCCCCGGCTCAAAAATGGGGATTGGGGTTATCCTGAAATGATGGCCGGCGTATACTCAAGGGTATCTAATGATGTGTACGCAAACGCTATGCGCGATGGCCTGTTACGGCATGGCGTCAACGCACACCTATTTAATCACAATCGGGCTAATGATTATGATTTTATTGTATGCTGGTCATGGCGAGTAGGTAATCGCTTTCGTCTTGACGGCTATACGCGTCCGATATTGGTAATGGAACGCGGATATCTCGGGGACCGTTTCCAGTGGACAAGCCTAGGGTGGAATGGCCTTAACGGTCGTGCGGTGTTCAATCCGAATAACGATAAGTCGCGGTTCGATAAGCATTTCGGACACCTTGTGTCGCCGTGGCGAAAGAAGGGTGATTACGCACTACTTATCGGGCAAGTGCTTGGCGATATGTCGCTGATGCATGTGAATATTCATGACTGGTACGCGAGCACGTTTAAGCAGCTTGTCAGTGCCGGTTACGATGTAAAGTTCCGCCCGCACCCGGAAGCCGTTAAACGGGGGCAGCGGGTTCAATGGCTTGAGCCGTATACCGTTGGTGGTGATCTGCACTCAGCTATCGACAACGCTAAACTTGTCGTCACGTACAATTCAAATACTGGCGTTGAAAGCGTACTAGCGGGTAAGCCGACACTGAGTTTCGATATTGGTTCGATGGCCTACCCGGTAACCGGGCACAACGTCAAAGAGATCATAACGCCTAAGCGTAACGCGTGGTACAACAAGCTTGCTTGGACACAGTGGAAAACATCGGAGATCGCGGACGGTACTGCGTGGGATAACATCGGGGCTGTTATCCCGATGGACGATCGCAAAACTCGCGTGGCTGCTATCCTTGGTGGCGGGTCATCAGTGTGGGCAGACGCTAAGATGGCGTTCCGTGACTATCGCCCCGACGCCACCATTCTGATTAACGATACAATCGCCGATTATCCGGGGGAAGCTGATATAGCCGTTACGCTTCATCCCGAGAAGTTACCCGCATGGCTTAAGGCGCGTGACGAGGCAGGCTATCCGGCGATACCTGAAATTGTATCGTACCGTACGTATAACGATTTGGTGACGAGGGTTGAGCCGTATCTATGGCCGGAAATGAAGTATAGCGGATCGTCAGGTTTGTACGCTATCAAGGTCGCGCTGTCTGCGGGGTACGATCGCAACATACTGTGCGGCGTGCCAATGAGCGCCGATCACGACCACTATTTGCGAAAAGCCCCGTGGCGTGATACGCCCCTATTCATACCCGCATGGGATGCCGTGCGTAATCGAATTGCCCCGTTTGTGAGATCGTATAGCGGGTGGACAGCCTCACAATATGGACGGCCTACAATGGATTGGGTAAATGGTTGAGCTTATTGTAGAAGACGGCACGATAGTACCGGACGCTAATTCTTACGTTAGCGTTGACGATATAATCAAGTACGCCGAAGCGCGCGGCGTTGTGCTCATCCCCGGATCACCTATAGACCCGGTTAAGGTCGCAATCATGGCGATTAACGCCATGGATTATATCGAAATGTTTAAGTACCGTTGGAAGGGTAAGCGGGTTAACCCGAGCCTACAGCGGTTATCATGGCCGCGCGAGGGTGTCGTTATTGACGGCGAGCGGTGGCCGTCTGATAAAATACCCGACGAACTTATCGCTGCACAATGTCAACTGTGTATCCAGATATCGCGGGGGGTTAATCTACTCCCGACTGTGAGCGCTGACGAGGCGTTCATTACCAAGGAGAAAGTTGGCCCTATCGAAACGGAATATTCCGAGGCTGTACGCCTCGCTGCGTCAAACCTTCCTGTAATGCCTGCCGTTGACGCCCTGCTTGCTGTACTGCTTGACGGGGCATTGGGCCGGCTGCGGACTGTGCGTATCTGATGGCTGACCACACCCGAGCGCTACGAACAGCGCAACGCCTCATTGCTGCCAATGCCCGCCCGATCCGCCTACAGCGCGCCGGGGGTGGCGAGGCGGTGCCGGGCAAGCCCTTGCACGGTCCAGCGCCCGCGCCCGCGCCTGTGGACGCCCTAGGGTGCTTTGTGCAGCCATCCAGCCTACAGGCGCTTGGTTATGGGGTTGTCGTCAGCGGTGTATTCAAGAATTGCTCGCAGATTGCGCTAGTTGCCGCCGATGGCGTTAATGATCATACCGAAGCTAAGTTGCTGTACGATAGCGACGGGTCAGTGTGGAAGGTCGAGCACGTCGAATTACTTAAGCCCGCCGAAGTGGCAATTATGTATTTCATCGGGGTACGCAGACCGTGAGCGCGAACACAATTAGCGAGGCTATGGACGAGATCGCCGAACTGTTTAAGCAGTTTTGGTATCCGTACGCGATAGCCTACCCCAATCAAGATTTTACAGTACCTGCCCACACTGACAGATGGGCGCGGTTCACTATCTTGCACGCGACAGGTGGACAGATAACCCTTGCCGGGGCTGACGGTAATTCGCGGTTCGACCGTCAGGGGAGCGTGATAATTCAGACGTTTACGCCCCTTGATGCCGGGGTATCTGGCGCATATACTGCGGCGGAACAAGCGATGCGTGCTTTCGAGGGGAACCGGACGCAATCGGGCGTGTGGTTTCGGAATACTCGGATGATTGAAGCCAATGACCCTAGCGGGCTATGGTATCAAATCAACGTAATCACCGATTTTGAATACGATCAATACAGATAGGATACGGCGACATGGCTATTCGCAACAAAATAGACAGCAACGAAACGTCGCTGTATTACGCCGAAGAAGAAGCACTAGGCGTGCTCCCGGCTAACCCCGCATGGTTCCCGCTTGAACCTAACGAGTACGACGATTTCGGCGGCGAGCTTACCTTGCTCGCTCGTAACCCTATCAATTCTTCGCGTCAGCGCAAGAAGGGCGTTATCACCGATCTGGACGCGAGCGGCGGGTTTAATCAGGACTTCACGCAAACCAACTTTCAGGACTTGTTGCAAGGCGTGATGTTCGCGGATACCCGCACGAAACCCGCCTACATGGTATCCGGGGCCGGTCTACAGGTTATCGCGGCCACGCCGACGAGCCTGCCCGGCATTGTGGGCATTGACCTTGAAGCGGCTGGCGTGATCCCCGGCGAATGGATTTTCGTTGGTGGCGACGGCGGCACGGGGTTCGTTAACCCCGGCAATAACGGCTTCAAGCGTATTCATAGTTTCGTCGGTTCGCCGGCCATGGCGCTTATCGACCGTTCGGCCACGCCGATGGTTGATGAGGTTGCCGGGGGATCGGTGGATATCTACCTTGGCAAGGTAATCAAGAACGAACTGGGATCGCTGATTAAGCGACGCTCCTATCAGCTTGAGCGGCAGCTAGGTGCGCCGGATACTGCGGCCCCCACTGACGTACAGGCCGAATACATCAAGGGCGCGGTACCTAACGAGTTCACGTTGAATATCGCCACAGCCGATAAGATCAACGCCGATATATCGTTCGTTGCTATCGATAACGAACAGCGGACAGCTACCGAAGGCGTCAAGGCCGGTACGCGTGTACCGCTTGTCGAAAGTGACGCATTCAACACGTCGAGCGATTTCGCGTCTATGCGACTTGAGGTCATTGACCCGCTTAACGAGGCAAGCGTCCCGTTATTCGCGTACCTTACCGAACTCACGATCACCATCAACAATAACGTGACGCCGAACAAGGCAGTCGCGGTACTTGGTGCGTTCGACGTGACGGCGGGGACGTTCGCGGTATCCGGCGAGGCAACAGCGTATTTCACTACGGTTGAGGCGGTGCGCGCTGTCCGCCAGAACGCCAACGTTTCCCTGTACGCGGCTGTTGTCAAGGAAAACGCGGGGTTCGTTATCGATCTTCCGCTAGTGGCCCTTGGTGACGCTCGTCTTGACGTGGCACAGGACGAGCCAATCACTTTGCCGGTTGCAATGGATGCCGCAACTGCGGTAAAGATCAACCCGGATACGGATTATACGGCAATGTTCGTATTCTTCGATAACCTGCCGAACGTCGCAAACCCATAAGGAGTATACCTTGTCGTCGCTCTATTCAAAGTTCAAGACTTCCGACAAACTCGAAGCCGAGGGGATTAACCTTGATCTTGGTTTCTGTGTCATTACCGTGGCGCGTGCCGGCGGTAACAACCAGCCGTATAACGCGGCTATGGAACGTCTTTACAAGCAGCATAAGCGAGCTATCGCTAATGACCTGCTTGACAACGCCAAGTCGCGTGATCTGGTTTACGCGGTTTACGCCGAACACGTTGTACGGGACTGGAAAACCCGCGTCGGCGGTACGGATGACGCCCCGAAATACGAAACAGGTATCGAAGGGCCTGACGGCAAAATCATGCCGTTCAACCGCGATAACGTCATTGCGACGTTTAAGGCGCTTCCTGACCTTTTCGCCGAGATAAGGGAAGCGGCGGAAAGCCTGCAATACTTCCGGCAATCGCTGCTTGATGGTGCGGTAAAAAACTAACAGACGTGCTTGCGTATCAGATGACGCAAGCACGTACTGAGGCAACTATCATTCGTAACTGTATTCGGGAAGGTAGGCCCCTCCCGAAAGTAATCGAAGATGCGCCGGACATTGATGATGCGCACCTGTTTTACTATCTGGCGTTTGACGATCTGACGACTTGCCGATTGTACGAAAATGGCCCTATCCCGTATATGTACATCAACGATTACTGTGCACAGTACGGGCTTGACGAAGATCAAACGAGCGATATCCGGTACGTTATAACTAACGTTGACGGGTGGCTTAGGGAACGATGGGCAGAAGAACTAAACCAGAAAAGTAAACGCAAGAAGTGAGGTATAGTTATGGCTCGTACTGGTGATTATGGTACGGGCCATGACTTTAACTATCTAGCTAAGCGTATGCCGCAATTCGCTGACGCGCTAGGTAAGGACGTTAACCAGCTAGTTAAAGACGTGACTGCCCACACAGTTGCCGCCGTGGCTCGCGCGACGCCCGTTGATGTGGGTACGGCACGCTCTAACTGGATCGTCAGCCTTGTGGCCCCGTCATCAACCGTACGGGCGGCATTCTCCCCCTTCCCGAGCCGCTGGCGACCTCCCTACGGCCCCGGTGGCCCCATGGGAGAGACGCGAAATCAGGCCGGCGTGGTGTGGTCCGGGGCTGCGGTGATCGGGCGTCGAACTGACGACGCTACCGTGTACATTACGAACAATCTGCCCTATATTGTCCCCCTAAACCGGGGGCACTCAAGCCTTGCCCCGGCTGGCTTTGTTGAGACAGCAATATTACGCGGTAGGCGTGAAGCACTAAAGCAATTCAAGTTTAATAACCTGCGGCGGTTATAGTGGCTACAGAACGCATTGAGATAATCGTATCTTCCAAAGGTACGGTAACCGTCAAGAAGGACATTGAAAGCGTCGGTAAGAGCGCTCGCGATGCTGCGGGCGGTGTTGATCTGCTTAAGGGGGCACTTACCGCATTCCTTAGTGCACAGACGTTTAACGCGTTCGCTCAACTTACAAGCTCATTCACGGATTACAACTCCCGTGTATCTCAGGCGGTTGACAGTAGCTTGTCGGCTGACGCCGCTATGGGCCGTCTGTACGACATGGCACAGCGCACGTATTCGACGTTTGAAAACACGGCTGAGATTTTTCTTGCTAATCAGCAAGCACTTAGCGGGCTTGGACTGACAACGTTACAACAGCTTGATTACACCGAAGCGCTTAACAATGCGCTCGTTGTTTCGGGCACTAAGGGTGAACGTGCCGAAAGCGTTATCCGGGCTATGTCCGACGCTATGCAGCTAGGTTCACTACGGGGGCAGGGGCTGCAAACAGTTCTCAAGGGGAGTAGCGAGGTTACCGCACTACTCGCCAAGGAACTCGGGGTTAGCGCTGACAAGCTGCTTAAACTTGGCGCTGACGGTAAGATAACGGGCGATATCATTTATAACTCGCTCGTACGCAACTTCGATATGCTGACACAAAAGGCGGCTGACATGCCGGCCACTATCGAAGATGGCTTCTTGCGTATCCGTAACGCGCTGTTCTTCACTATCGGGCTTTGGGATCAAAACGCGCAACTCAGTTCCACATTCGCCGAAAGCCTAGTGTGGGTATCTGATAATATCGAACTTGTCATGCTCGGGCTTACCCCGCTTATCGCAGCACTGACTATACTTGGTGTGCAGGTTATCGGCGGATTGATCATAAGCGCGTTTACGTCCTTTGGTGCTGCACTCACGTTAGGTGCTCGCGGGATATTGACCGTTGCGACAGCCGGCGCACAGCTTGCTATGATCATCACATCGGTGCTTATCCCGGCTGTCATCCGGCTTACCGTGGTGGCACTCACTAACCCTCTACTCGCCGTTGGTACGCTCGCGGCGCTTGGTGGGGCATGGGTACTGTTCGGTGACAGGATCAAGCAGGCTGGTGCGGCTGTGGCCGAGACAGCGGCAATGCTCGCCGACACAGAACAGCTTGGCAAGTTCCTTAAGGAAACGTTCAATATCGACATAACCGGCGAGGGGCTTGCCGCTAATGTTGACGAGGCAATGAACAAGGGGCGTCAACTTCTAGATACTGGCGTGGTGAGCGGTTCACAAAAGGGTGCTGAGCTTCTTAAGAACGGCGTTGCCGCTGGTGGCGCAAGTGCTGCTGCGGCTATTAAGTCGGCGGGTGAACAGGCTGCGGCTAAGTACGAAAGCCTTAACGGTAAGATAGTCAAAGAACAGGGCAAGGTTCTCGTTGACGGCGGTAAATATTGGAAGAACGAAGTAACCGGCGAGATAACGAAAGCCGGCAAGGAAGCCGGCGCGGGTATGAATAACAGCATTAAGGCGGGCGGGGAGAGTGCCGGAGACGCTATGGAACGCAAGATATCGAGCGGCGGGCAAAAAGCCGCTGCGGCGCTTGACGGTCCTGTGGCTGGTCTTATCCAAGCGGCTCATATGTTCTCGACACAGATTGATGCGGTTGAGAAGATATTGCACTTCCAAATGCGTATCATGCTCGCCGAACGCGACAAGATCGTCGCAGAGACTAACAAGCTAAACGCCGAAGCTAACGCTATCCGTAACGGTCGCAGTGCAGATAGCGGCGGGGGTACAAGCGATCACGCGTCTAATTATAGTGGTGGCGGTTCGGGGAGTGGAAATCCTAATTGGTTCTCACGCGAAGCGCTATATAGACAGGCGCGCGAGAATAGAACACCACAGGAAATATCCCGTGAGGTTACGGAAGTCGATAAGCCTTCACAGGAAACCAAGGTTGAGATTATCAACGTACTCGACCCGTCGCTAGTGATCGCTGCAAACAAGACTGCCGAAGGGCAAACCACGATAGTTAATACGATTGTTGATTATCGTGATGAAATTCGAGATATTCTAGGGGTAGTGTAATGGCGCTTCTTTTCGCTGATGGATTTGATCATTACGGCACTGGTCAAGCTGCTGGTAACCGTATGGTTAACGATGGGGCGTACGCGGTCGGAAATAACTCGGTTAATCCAAGAAATAGTATCCCCCCGCGTACAGGGCCGTATTGTTTAGTTAGCGGGTCAAGTACAACAAACGTACACACTACGCGATTAATTGGTGGTCCCTACAACGTTGTAGGTGTTGCCGTAGCTATGTATTATAGTAATCTAATAGGATCATGTGGTGTACTGTTGCGGGGTAACCTTGTGGGTTACGATTTGTCGGTACGTGTGGGTACTACAGGTACGGTACAAATAATTAAGAACACCACGAATGCGATAAACACCGCTACAGTTATTGCCGAAACCCCGCCCGGTCTGATAACTGCGGGCGCGTGGAACCATATAGAATTTAAAGCTATAATCGACCCGGTAGTCGGGGGCTTTGAATTGCGCGTTAACGGCGAAACACAACTTGTTGTTAACAATGTTAACACGGGTTCCACGCCACTTTCTCGAATAACGCTTGTTACAAGCGGTAACACTGTCGCGTTTGACGATCTTATTATATGGAATGATCAAGGTGACGCCCCGCGCGATTTCGTCGGACCTGCGCGCGTGATTACGACTTATCCCGCTTCCGATACTCCCGTTGCTGATTTTGCTAAAGTCGGTGCGGCGACAGGGTATGAGTGTATAAACCAAACCGTACAGGATGGCGACACTACATATATCGAGGGGGCTAACGTTGGTGATGCTTCTGAGTTCGGACTAGGAACACTTCCGCCCGAAACCGAAGGTATCGTAGGGGTGTACGTGCCCACACTTGCTAAGTTGTCGGAAGCAGGGACGGGCGACCTTAGGGTATCTATCGTAAGCGGAAGCGATACTAAGCAGGGGTTTAATGGACCGCTCACGCAGGCTTACGCTTATCGCGATAGTGCTTTTGGGATCAACCCCGCCACAGGTGACCCATGGAGTAAGTCAGCGCTTGAGGCGGCACGCCTACGTTTTGAACGCACGGCGTAGTACCTATGGCGGTATCATACATAAATCAAAATACAACAGCCCCGATTACGGGGCTTACGGTTAATATAAACATACCGTCATCGACACTCGCCGGTGATCTTGTATTACTGTACGTATTCCATCGTAGCGCGCTTACGTTACCGCTAGGATTTACTCTTGTCGATACTGTATCGTTCGCGCCAGACGGGGCCACCACACAGTACCTAAGTGTGTATAAACTGGTAGCTACAGGTGCGGATATTGGACGTAGTGTCGTAATCAGTCAGTCAGGTAGTTTGCGACTTGGTGCGGTTGTTAACGTTTTCCGTGGAAGTATAGCGACACCGGAAATAGCCGTTATCGATAAACGTAAAGAGGATGCTATCGCTAATAATCCGCTTAGTGTAGCTATGCAGGCTGTCGCCGCGACGGAAGTTGATCAACTAGCCGTAGCGTTATTGTCTGTGACGCTAAGTTCATCGTCTAATGACTACACAGCCCCGAGCGGGTTTACAAAATCGTATACCACGGGAGTTAACGACAAACGTCTATTCTCTGTGTATAGGGCGATATCGTCCCCCGATACTGCGTCAGGTAACTTTACCACGACTATAACCGGGGGGCCACAGGCTTACGGCACGTTTACGCTAATCCTGACAGATACAGGGGGCGTACCTGTCCCCGCGAACGTTAGAGTAACGCAGGCTCCCGTACTCGTTCTTGAGCGGTCGTCTAAAGCTACGCGAGTAACGCAGGCTCCCGTACTCGTTCTTGAGCGGTCGTCTAAAGCTACGCGAGTAACGCAGGCTCCCGTACTCGTTCTTTCGGTGCCTACTTACCCCATTCGGTTAACGCAGGCCCCCGTAC